CTTGCCTGTGCGTTTGACACTGGTGTCTGTAATTCTAATCCTAATGTAAGTGTTTCTGTTCGTCCTACTCTACTAATATAACTTATTGAAACTGATAGATTCTGCATTTCAGTTGGATCAATCGTATATGTCAATGCATTACCTGCACGTACATATGCTCTAAATGTTCCAACTGGAATTTCGGAAAATACTCCATCACCAAAAGTATAACTAACTTGGTCATTAAATCTGCTAGCTACAGCAAATATTCTACGAATACTACTTTCAGTTTGAAGGTAAGCATCCGCATATACATTTTCTACTTTATTCCATAATGTCCTAGTAGTTGTATTACTATTATCGGTACTCAACTGATATAGCCAAGTATCGGTGTTGTTGATACCTTGAATATCAACATCAACTACTTGATTACTAATCTGTTGTGCTAAATTAAAATCGTAAGTCTGTAGATTTCCTTGTTTAAAATAAAAGAAGAAACCTGTATTTGGACTACCGTAACCTAATTTATCGTTACGATATAGCATATTAAAACGTCCGCTAGGAGCAGGAGGAATTTCATATACATAATCTTCATCTAAACTAGTTACACTAACTAATTCAAAATTCATTGTAGTGTTATCTACTGTAGCACTAAACGGTATAATTGGCAAACTAGTAGATGGAATATTAATAGCATATTCATCAGTCTTAATACCTAAAATTTGTGAGGTATTTCCTGGACGACCAACACGTTGACTATTAACTAGTGTTGCATTTATTACTGTATTAAATTGCTCTAGCCAATTAATATTTGCAGGGTCATTCCATAATACTGTTTGATTACTTAAATTAAATCCATTTAAGTCAGTAATATTTTCACTTGTTTGAATACTTACTACTTTGATATAGCCCTGACCTGCTAAATTACGTTTAGGAGTATAGCTAACCAAGTTTGCTAGTTTAACAACACTATCTCTACGTTCCGCAGTATCAATAAAGTTTTCACGTGCGTTTAAGTCGCTACGGAAAGCTAAACCCTGACCCATAAAAGCCATAACGTCTAATAACGCTATAAACTCTGATGATTCAATATAATCATTGAATGTTTCCGGATAGTAAACTCTTAGATAATCTATGAAACTTTTGCGTAGTGTTTCATAGTCATATGAACGGAAATCGGCTTCACGGAAGGTTTGATAAATTGCCTTCCAATCGTTAACGCCGAATAGTGCTGATTGTCGTGAACTTGTAGCCATAATGGTATTCTCTTTTAAGTATTTATCTTAAATGAAAACCACACTTTTGGAAGATATTATTGAATAACTGCAGTACTTGTACTATTATTGAAGAAAACGCTTAATGCTTGTGCATTATTGAATGGGGTAACCGCTATTTCCATTTCAATTAATATGCCATTTTCTTGTGGGTAAGCACTAACGGTATTGACTATCAATCTCGGATCTTGATTTGCAACTCGTCTAAGTTCTGTTTCTAATTTGTTCTGTACATCAAACGTATTTGGTTCAAAAACAAAACTCCAAAGAGTAGTTCCGTAACCCGGATTCCCAACTTTTTGTCCCTGTTGAATATTCAATGCATTAATGAAATCTTGTATAACCAACTGCTCGTCCACTAGCTTAAACTTTTTGCCAGGAATCACTGGTTGTACCATAGAACCTACTCCACCAGCAATACCAGCTGGTAAATTAGTAGAACGGGGCTTGTTAGAGTTAATAGTACTGAAACCAATGTATGATGGCATATTTTATCCTATAACGTATTTATGCTATGCTGTTTCGCTCGTTTAGCAGTTCATATCCTTTTTTCTGAATTGCTAATAATTGTGACCTGTATTGTTGTGTTGTTTCGTATATTGCCCTGACTGACGGGTCACCTGCAGGTAAGTTATTATTTGCATTTTCATATGTTTCGGCAGACGCATTATATTGTGCTCTAACCGTTTTAGCTTCCTCGTTTAAAGCCTCTAATTTTGCATCAATTTCTTTATACTTTTCTTTTTTTGTATCAAGCGTAGACAGTCCAGCTTTATATGCATCTTCACTAACACCTGCAAAGTTTGGTTCCGGTATTCTAGAATCTCCAAGTATGTCTCTTGTCTGTGCGGTATCACGGGTATTTGTATTAATAGCTACTGTAGGTAGCTTTAATGAGTTTCCTCCTGACCCAGAATTTGGAAAAGAACTAACTAATGCTTGTAATTGTGATGCTACCCCTGTTGGCAATCCTTCGAAGGCTAAGTTAGATAATGTTTTCTTACCACTCTTTAAATCATCTAACCCTTTTGTTAATGCTCCTACTGCTCCTGTGGCTGCTGACAATGCACCAGATGATGCTAGAGGATTAATTGATGCTATATTAGATATACCATTTGTAATTGCGCTTGCTTGGCCGGCTAAAGCTGTGATGGCTGCTACCCCTGGTGCATTATTAACGGCACCGAAGGCATTGTTAACTACAGAAGCAACTACACCAGCACCACCGGGTAATGCTCCCAATCCAGTAGATAGGTTTGCTGTTATACCTGTTGCCGTTTTTAATAATCCGCTGGCTGCCCCTGTTACTGCACCTAATGCACCTGTTAATCCACTAGTTACTGAACCTAACGCACCTGTTATTCCTCCAGTAACAGCACCTAACACACCTGCTATCCCACCGATTGATGGCGCTTGTGCTGCCACTTGCGCTTTTTCTGTTATATCTTTAATATTTTGAGGTACTCCGGCTTGTAATGTAGGGAATGCTCCGGTGATGGCTGCAAATGCACTGCCTGCTACACCTTTAGCACTATCTAATAATCCTGCTATTCCACCTATAGCTCCTTTAGCCATTCCACCTAATGCACCTGCAATACTACTTAAACCACCTGTTACGGTACTTGCTAAGTTACCAGCAAAATTACCTGCTGATACTAAACTGCTAGCTGACCCTAATACACTATTCAATGCACCTGTTGCCGCACCTACTACATTTGCCACTGCACCATTAACTGCTCCGGTTACTGCACTGGCTGCATTGCTAACTAAGTTTACTGTATTTTGTACTCCTACAGTAGATGCTGCCATTACTAAACCGGCAATTACCGTGCCTGATTCTTTTCCGGTAATTAATCCACTAGTGGTTAATGCTTTTTGTGCTATTTTTAATCCAACAACCGCTCCGGCAACTTGTGCCACTGGATTGTTTATATAAGAATTTAAATTTGTAATACCATCTTTGCCCGTAAACATATTAGGAGTTAATACTTGCTGTACTGTTTTACCACTTTGTACTAAACTGTTGGCATATGCAGCCGTACCTGGTTTAATAATCTGGTTAACTTCCATTTGATTAAAAGTTTGTGCCATACCACCTACTACACCGACCGGACCCGATGCTGTTTCTACTACTCCTGCACCTAATTTAACTGCGGCGGCTGCCGGTCCTGTTGCGGCTAAGGTAGATAATTGACCAACCATTGTGCCTGTTGTATTTTTGTCTAATGCCGCACTAATTGCTGATGATGGTGGTACAGTAGATGCTACAGCAACACTTACTGGATTAGTTGGTGCTCCTGCACTAGCATTTGCTGCCGCAACTGCAGATGACGGTGCTGCCGGCAATGCCGTACCTGCATTGTTATCAACTTTAACATCAACACCTTGATTTGCGCTAGCCCACGGTGCGTGAGCAGGTGCTCTACTTACAATACTTAATAATTTACCCGGTGCGGCCGCCCATCCCTTAGTAGCATCATTCAATGTGTCAGTATGTGCTGTTAAAGGTAATGGTTTAACTTCTTGTGGTACCAAACTTGATGAACCTGTATTCAAGTTAATCTTACTACCATTAATGTATGTGACTGAATCGCTATAAAACGATGCGTCTGCACCGCTAGCAAAACTCATTTTTCCATCAACTTTAGTTGTGTATTTACCAGAGGCATATAAACTAAAATCTGTTCCAACTTTCTGTGTTGTTTCTTTTTCACTAATTACTGCAATTGTATCTGCATTTATATTCAATGCTTTACCGGCGTTAATATTAATATTGTTATCGGCGTGTAAATTTAAATCACCCTGAGTTCTTACATTAACAGAGTTAGTAGAGTACATATCAATAGTACCTTCTTTACCTAACTCAATATAACTTTGTCCATTTGCGTGAATGATAAACAATGTTTGACCGTCATCGCTCATTAATATTTGATGGCCTAAAGTACTACGTATTCTTACTAATTGGTCTTTACCTAGAATATCACCATCATCCATTACTAGAGTATGGCCTCCCCTACGTGCAACAACATTTAGTCCGGTTGGTTTATCACTAGAGGCGGCTGTTGCAATAGATTCATCTGTATAGCCACCTTCATATATGGGTCTACCGGGTGTGCTTACTCCCCAACCAACACGGCTTGGACTTTCACGTTGTGCAGATGACCCGATTACACCTCTAATTGGATCTCTAATCAATCCTTGTTGCGCTAATATACTAGCGGCATAACTATGTACAGGTTTGGCATCTGTTAAGTATTTGCTACTATTAACAATACCTTCATTATTTGAATTTATATTGACTACAGGTAATCTTACTGCCCCACCTAATCGTGCCGCCTCACCGGCGTTAGGTACAATATTATCACTACCTCCAATAGCAGGAACCATATGCAACGAGTCTGCTGGAGGTATAGCTCCTATATAAAATCCATAATTGGGATCACCGTTAATAAACAAACAAACTACTACTGTACCAATATCAGGTGGACTATTCCACATACCATAGCTATTTGGATTTTTAGTATATTCTCCAAATCCAGTATTGTTACCAGTAGGAGTAGTTGCACCAAAG